GCCAGAACCGACCCAACAAAATGTGAATCTATAATGAAAAAGCATATAGAGGACATGGGATTTGATTGCGCTCATAATTTTCTTTTTTATCCCTATTGGGTTGATTTGTTTGTCCCGGCCATTCAGCTCGGAATTGAATGCTTTGGCTCCCAACGGAAAATTAGCCCTTCCCGCCATTCCATAATTGTAAATAGCGGAATCACCTTGGTTTATATTGCCAATCACAGAATCCTCAAAAATGACTTTGTCCAGTTTGACGAGTTTGTCAGACGTTTTGAGGTTCTCCGCCCTTATCCACCCACGCATAGTGAGAACTCTGTGATTTTCGGTGCAAGAAAAGAAACCATCTTTAGAGAAAACCCTAACAAGTTTTGCCTTTGAAAGCACGGGCAAACGTGGTAATTACTGCCTTTGGTTTTCCGCTTCCTCCAATAACAACATCCCCCTCCTTTATACTCTCAATTGGCCTAAGTCCTGATGGCGTAACGACTAATGATTGAATAGAAAAACAATTGAAATCGTTTGGCGGATAATATGTATTCCAGAATGGGGAATCAACAGGCTTAACAGTGTCATTCATTGCCGCGTGTTCCTCCCTGGTGGCGGCGTCCATCACAGCCACATATTTGAGAAACGGCCTGTTTTCCTTGTTTGCTTCCTGCGCCCGCCACCGGCCCGCATTGTATGCGCTTTGGGTGTTTGTCTCATAGATAGTTTTGAGGCGGTGGGGTGAACCCAGTTGGACCACCTTCCTCCCATCTGGCCCAGTGACTTCTTTTTTCCCCCACCAGCCCCGTGCTTGCAGCATAGGCTTTAATTCTTTCTTGAATGTCTGAAAAGTGGTTCCTTCATTTAGTGCATTATTCACCATCCCCCGTATATCCATAAGCACATCCATTTTCATGGCCTTGGCCACGGTAAACGCCTGGGCATTATTCAGCGTTATCTGTGCCCGCCAATCCCAGGTGATGGCAAATCCCTTTGACTCAAAGTATTTGATGGCTGCCTCTGGTTTAAGCCCAAGGGCACCCACTGCCAGGGAATCGGGTATCTTTTGAAACATCATCGCCATGTTCTCCACAATGGAGGCCACTGCCTCACCCAGTTGAGTGCAACTCAACCCCCTGCGCTCCTTAAACTCCCTCCACCGGGCGGGCAGCGTACCATTGCGGCACATTTCTTCATATTGTTTGGCTATTTCTAACGGCATTTATAACCTTCCTGCCTTCGCTTCAATTACCATGCATATTCCCATAGATATTAAAACAGAGCCTAGACTAAATAATATCCATCCGGCAGCCACTCCAAACCAAAAATCATTTATATCTATTCCAAAAATCATTTCCCCTCACTTGCTGAGATGCGCCCTGTCATTTCCCCTATTGTCATGGCCGAGGCAATCAGTTCCTCCGCCTCTGCCGTTTTCATCTTAGGCCATTGCTTCAAAAGATTCTTTTCCACCTTATCGAAATTTTCCGCCTCATTCACCATTTTGATAATCGGATTCAACAGTTGTTCAGCCTGTTTCTGCAATGTTTCATCGGTAGTCAGTTTATCAACCATTTTATCAACGGCTGCCTGGTCCCTGAACCGGCTTTTCTTGGCCATGGTAAAAGGTAAGTCTGCGGGCATTTCCCCCGTATCCGGTTCCTCTTCCTCTACCACCTCAAAATCCCCATCCTCCAGGTTATAGGTTGACTTGATATAATCCTTGGTAAATCCCACCTTCAGCTTTTCAGCCAGGATGGCATCGCGCTCCGCTTGTTCCTTGGATATTGAAAACGGCTCATTCATAATGAATTTAGGTTGGGGGATTCCAATACCAAAATTGACATCCACCATCCACCGGATGAGCTGGTTATTTACCCGCTCTATCTCCTTTGCATCCTTGTCCCGTCGCTCATCCTTTGTCCCCTGGTGCACGTTGGCCGCCGCATAGCTGCCCGTATCGCCTGTAATCTCTGTGGTGAGTGTTTCTCCCAGCCATATCTTTTGAACGGCGGCATCCATGCGGTTGGTCAGGTTGGTAAATATCTCTGTTGACCGGGTGCCTTTAGGTTCAAAGAAATCAACCTCCGTGCCATCGGGGAAAATCAAAATCCCATCCTGTACGCAATTGCTGATTACTTCCAGCAGTTCATCCACCTTTGTATCATCCCAGGACGCGGGCACCTTGCCCTTTATCCATGGCACAGAGGATTTCTCAACAAAAACCTGTTCCCATTTCCAGGCATTACGCTTGAAGGTAATCGGCCAATAGCATTTGGAATACAGCTTATCACCAAAGGGATTATCATATGTGGGGTTGTTCCTTGCCAAGAGGATGCGGTGCTTTTTTACTTCCTCCCCTTCAAAGGAACTGGATTTGCTCAAAAATCGCAGGTCATTATCATCATTAAACGTAAACCACCGGGCGGGAAGCCCTTCCAGCTTTATTGGTATCATCTGCCCGTCAATCATCCCCCACGTAATCTGTATGGGTGCCATGCCATAGGGGTTTTTCTGCTGTATATCGCCGATGAAGCGGGGTATATCAATGAAATCTGATTCTTTATAATACGTCTTAATGAACTTTGCCACCCTGGCGCTGGCCTTATCCCTGACAATGTCCCATTCCAGCTTTTCCACCGCCGCATTGCGTGACCCTTCCACCGCTTCCAGGTTATCATCTGTCTTGATGTCCTGGAAAGCCGTTGTCTGGTCAAGGCCCAGTTTTGATAGTACCCGGTCAGGGTCCACCAGGGTGCCCATTGTCCCCTCTGAATCCCCTGCCGCCTCCCTGTTATAAAAATCAGGCGTAATATTCGTTATTTTCTTATCTGCTATGTCCTTAATTGCCATAGTATCCCCCTTTTGAAATAATCACTTTTCTTCTCCATGTACGATACCACTGCCTCCTCCATAAATCAAAATCAAACTCAATCCTTTCCAACGGCGGCCACTTGGGCGGTAAATCCTTAATTCTCAATATTTGTCCAGTTTTTTAATTCGTATCCTGTGGCTGCTTATCTTTGGTTCTACCATCGGCTGCCTTATAAGCCATAAAACAAGCTGTGTGAAGGCATCCACGATATCTTTGTACTTAATATCTGGAAATCCTGCCATTATGTCAACAAAATCAGACACCCAGGCGGCATCGGCGGGTAGAAACACATTCCCCGCTTCAATAAATGGTGTGGATGCATGGGCGCGGGCTTCCTTGTCCATCTCCGGCTTAATGGCCACTATGGGCATGGTACTTTCCTTTTTCAGGATGGCAATCAAATCCTGCCCGCTGGCCTTGTCCTCAATCAACACGGCATCGGCCCCATATTTGGAGTATTTCAACTGTATCTCATTTTCCAACTCAGGGAAATCCATGTGTTCCTGCATTGTGTCAAGCAAGTAAAGCCCGCTCTGGTATTGGTTCGCCACCACCAAGGCGTTTTTCGCGTTTTCCTTCCCCTTTTTAAAAGCTGTGTCCCAGGAATGCAGCTTCCTGATAATCCCCTCATTGGGCAATTGGCTGTAATATCGCCAATACTCCCTTTTAAAGATGCTCCCCTCCATTGCATGGGGATGCTGTAGTATCTGCCCCGCGTATTCACGACGCCCCATGTCTATTTTCATATCATCCAACACAGCCCTATCCATCCGGTTTACATCCAGCAGGCCATTTAGATAAAACTTCTTGGCGCCCTCCGGCTGTACGTTGTCCAGTTCCGTCACCTCGCCGGGCAGGCAGATGTGTTTTATCTCTTTTCCCTTATCCAACAGGTGCCCACTGCAATCATCCTCCCCCAGGCGCTGCATTATCAGAATGGTCAAGGTTACCTTTTTATCCACTTTGCGGGTGGAAAGCGTCTTATCGAGCCAATCATTGGCAGACTGCTTTTCCACTTCGCTTGCCATCTTTTTAGGGTTAAGCGGGTCATCCACAATGATATAGTGCGCATGGTGCCCGGTTATATTCCCGCCGATACTGCAAGTTTTCCGGCTGCCATTCCTGTCATTGGCATAACCTGACTTCATATCCATATCGGCTTTGAAGTTTATCAGCCCCGGCCATAGGTCTGTAAACTTGTCTGATTTGAGTATATCCCTGGACCTCACGGCGCTTTCATTGGCCAGCTTACTCTCATAGCTCCCCGTTATAAAACGCCCAGAGGGGTCTTTAATCCACACCCAGGCCGGTATCATGATTGAGCATATAAGGGTTTTGGTGGTCCCCGGCGGCACGTTTACGATGATGTCTGATTCCTTTGGCTCCCGCCTGATAACCCTCTCCAGGTGCGGCTGTATCTCATCGCACAGATATTGGATATGCCAATTATCCACGAAGTCATCCCCCACCACGACAGGCCACATATATTTAAGGAACTCATATAGGCTATTTTCACAGGTAAGCCTGATTTCTTGTAAATCCAACTCATAAATCAGTTTTTCTCTAACCTCTAAGTTTAGCAAGCAATTCCTTCACCTGTTCCAAGTCCATGTCCTGCACTGCATCTTTTATCGGGTCTTCCGTTTCATCTTTGAACTTCTGCAAAGGCTTACCCTCTAATCTATCCAGCACGATGGCGGCGGCCTTCCTGTCTCCCTTAATGGCCCCTGTGATCAATGAAAGAATCATTGCATCATATCCATCCATTTCCTCGCCGGTTGTATTGTGTTTTTTCCCAGTGGTGACGGCAAGCCATTTGCGGAACTGGGTTTTGGCTGTCTTATAGCCTGGTTTATTCCCGGTAGGGTTGCCCGATTGGCCTTTTTTCCACGGTTTCAGGTTTTCAGGATTAGCCATTTTGCAGTGATTCCGCAGTGAAAGTTAAAATACATATATTGTGAATTCGTTTGCAGTGCGTTTAACAGATCTAATTATCCCAGGATACATTTCTATAAGCTGCCTAATTGCCGTTTTTTCCATATCAAGTGTTCTATAATCCTTGCACCCACCATCATCCTCCCAGTGTGAATTTTCCCAATGAAGATATCTAATCCCCAAAATACCACCCTTTTCTTTCACATGACGAAGTGAGATCTCATAATCTTCTTTAACCGGGAATGATTCATCAAAATCATATTCCCCATCGTTTATAATGCCCATGCATGATGCGGTGACATAAGTCCGAAAAAGGAATGGTTTATAGGGATATGTGCCACGGAGGGATGACTCTGTGCGGATT